GAGATGAAGTATGCCATCTTCTCTTGAGTAGGATGAGTAAGGGGTCACAGTTCCAATTTGCGTTGGATCGTATGCACCAGATTTATTCTCATTATTCGGAGGAAGAACTAAAAGCACTACTACCAAAGCAAAAGAAAAAAAGTAAAGGTGGAGGATTTTGATGATTGATAAAGATGGATGGTCACAAAGAGATCTTATTCCTGATTGTGAATGTATTCTCATTTGCTTGAAGAATGCTCCTTGTGGAACTGATAGAAAACAAGTTGAACGATTGATTAAGGAGTATGAAAATAGATGAAGTTTAAAGCACTGGTATTCATTAGATTGCGAGCACAGGTTGATGACTCTCCTGGTAATGCAGTTAGAGATGCCTCTAAGCGATTGTCAGAGTTGAACATCAAGAAACTCAGACTGGGTAAGGTAATCGACCTTTGGTTGGAGGCACCAAGCAGAGAGTATGCTGAGAAAGAAATAGAAACGCTTTCTGATCGTCTGTATGCCAATGTGGTTATGGAAGATTGGGATTATGAATTGACTGAAATCGAAAAGTTCCCGGAGGGTATTGGAAATGATTGATGTAAAACTTATTAGGATTGTTACTGGCGAAGAAATTATTGCAGAACTTGTTAGTGAAAATGCTACAGAAGTTACCGTTAAAAACGGTCTTGTAGTTATTCCTAACGCTCAGGGTGTTGGATTCGCACAATGGGCAACTGTAATCGATCCTGATCGACCTGAGGTTACAATGTCACGCAATCATATTGTGTATATGGTGGAAGTTCAGGAAGATGTCTGTAAAAAATATAATCAAATGTTTGGTAGTAAACTAATTACACCAGACAGCAAAAAATTGGTACTCTAATTATGAAAAAACAACATCATCAAGTAAAATCTAAGTTCTACTATATTTTCTGGGGAACTGCAACAGTATCTGTTCTACTCGGACAACTATATGTTGGAACTGGATATAGGATGTATGCATCTTCTCTTATTCGTATCTTAGATATGATTGAATTTGCAGGTAATAGTTCTAAACGTGTTTATTGATGGAACTACTAAAGATAGATAGAAGTAAGATGGTAGAGGAGAGGGTAAAAACTACTCCTCAAAATGTTCAGGAAGCAAACGAAGCATTGTTTCGTGCTAAAATGACTCTACCTGCTGCAGCAAAACACTGTGGTATGACCCATAAGGAAATGAAGTTGACCTTTTGGGAATTTTTGAAATACAATGAACCTGATTATGAAGTGCCTGAGAGTTGATGTGAAAACTCAAGTCAATATCATCATTAACGATGATGATGACTTCTGGGCAATCAAACACAACGCAATGCAACAAGTGCATGATGACATTCATTGGCACTTGAAAGATAAATTTATTATTGATTATGAAATCTCTGAAAACTCCCCTCAGGTATCCAGGGGGTAAATCCCGTGCCTGTGTAAAACTGGATACATATATTCCAGATCTCCGTGACTATAAAGAATATCGAGAACCATTCCTTGGTGGTGGCAGTGTCGCTATTCATATTACTAAGAAGTACCCTCACCTTGATGTTTGGGTAAATGACTTATATGAACCTCTATATAACTTTTGGAGGGTTCTGCAGGATCAAGGAGATGATCTTTATAGAGAACTCCAGGATGCAAAATCTAAAAACTCAAACGAAGATTCTGCAAGATCATTATTTCTTGCATCAAAGGAGATTGTAAATGACTATACTCAATCGGATTTATCTCGCGCAGTCGCTTTTTATATTGTTAACAAGTGCAGTTTTAGTGGTCTCACTGAATCCTCATCTTTTAGTAGACAAGCAAGTGTCTCCAACTTCTCAATGCGAGGAATTGAAAAACTCCCTGGATATTCCGAAATAATTCAAAATTGGAAGATCACTAATTGGTCATATGAAAGTCTTCTTACTGATCGTAAAGATGTATTCACATACTTAGATCCACCATACGATATTAAAGACAATCTCTATGGTAAAAAAGGAAGTATGCATAATACTTTTAACCATGATGATTTTGCTTCTGATTGTGATCGATATGTTGGACCTCAACTTATATCTTATAATTCCTCTAATTTAGTTAAAGAAAGATTTGATGGATGGGAAGCAGGTGAGTTTGATTTAACTTATACAATGCGTTCCGTTGGTGAATATATGCGAGAGCAGAAAGAACGAAAAGAACTTGTTCTTTTTAATTATGATGTAGGTCCGAAGATCAAACTCAGTTTTGATGGATGTTACAACTATAAAAAGTTGAAAGAAGAGGGATTGACTGACTAATGGAACTTAAAGATTGGCTTAACTCAATCAATCAAACAAAGAAGCATTTGATTGATGAAGATCCTTCTATTGAAAAAGAATATCCTCCCTATATTATTAATCGTTGTTTCTCTGGTCATCTCGATACAGTGATGTTTGCCAATGAGATGAATAAGTATAACTTTCTTCCTAAAAAGTTACAATACGACTTCCTTATAAATATTGTGAGGAAAAAGAAGAGGTTCTCTCCCTGGCTCCGACAAGATAAAATCAAAGATCTTGATTATGTCAAAAAATACTATGGTTATAGTAATGAAAAGGCAAAGCAAGCTTTGAGGATTCTCACTAAAGAACAACTTGCATTCATTAAATCGAAATTTGAAACTGGAGGAAAAGCATGAGTGTTGTACAAGAACCTGAAGTGAAGTGGTCGCCTGATCAAATGGTAGAAGTGGTTCTTAACGAACCTGATGACTTTTTGAAAGTGCGTGAAACTTTGACTCGTATTGGCGTAGCATCAAGAAAAGAAAAAAAGATTTATCAATCATGCCATATTCTGCATAAGCAGGGTAGATATTTCTTAGTTCATTTTAAAGAATTATTTGCACTGGATGGTAAACATGCAAATCTCACTCAAAATGACGTCCAGCGGCGTAACCGTATTGCTCAATTGCTTGCTGATTGGGGTCTTATTAGCCTTGTTAATGTGACTCAAATTCAAGATATTGCTCCTTTGAATCAAATTAAAGTTCTTGCATATAAGGATAAGCAAGATTGGATTCTTGAGACCAAGTATAACATTGGTGCTAAAAAGAAAAAAGTAGAAGAAAAATCATAAATAAAACTGCGATCTTTCGTGCGGTCGCTTCAAAAGTCGGAAACCCGCAGACCCCCTTGACGGGGGTCTTTTTTTATGATATAATATTTGAGTAAACCAATAAACGCCCTGTACTTGTACAGCACTTTCTTTAGGGTTAGTGAATAGTTTGTTGATTAACTTGTAAAAAAATGATTGATCAAAAGAACATGTTAGAAAACGTCTCTATTGAAGAGATGTACTATGAAAATTTTATTCGTCTTATGGAAGTTCCCATGCAGAGGAACACCGAAGAAAGACTTAAGACGGCAAAGCACCTTAAAGTTTTGCGTCCAGAACATTGTATTGTCCACCTGGTAAGACTGACCAAGGACTGTACGGTGAAAGGTAAACTTTATCGCAAGGGGACACTGATGCGTGTTGATAGCAACACCCGTGCGATGACTTGGGAGGAAGGAAAATCGGATGCTATCCCCGAGAAAGTATTAGCAATCATCTATGATTGGGAAACCATGGATGAGGTAAAGGAGTGTTATAACTGCTTTGATTCTTCCGAGGCTACTGAAAAGAATCAACAGAAACTTTTTGGTATTATTACTGGCATGTATAACTACCAACCAAAGTCTCAACGTCTTACTCAGGGAATTATTCTGTCGGGACTGAACAAAGCTTGTCACTTCATGTACCCTGATCGTTGGAATCAGAGTTCTGTCAAAGCACAGAATCTTGAAGGTATGGTTGGTCCTTGGATTGCCGATGGAATTCTCCAAGCACTGGATGAAATCATGGCAGATACTCCAAAAGAGGGATGGAATCAACCATTTATTGCGGCAGCACTGATGAGTCTCAAATATTATGGACCTAACGATCAAAAACTTCGTGCTGCTTGGGAGGACATTATTGAAGAACGTGGCAACTTCAAGGACGCAAACAAGGATGGTGTCTCGCATATCATCTACGAATGGATGAAGGGTAAGTTCTTCAAAGACGTTTCTATCTGCAAGGATACTAAGTGGGAGAACATGAATCGCACAGTTTCTTATATCCTTTATTGGATTGATAAATATATGGAAGATGAAAAACTCCAAAAAGTTGGTAATGGGTGGGACACCGTTGCCGTTGAATACAAGGACAGAGTTTCTACTCAAACAATGCTCGACAATGTTTTTAGTATTGCGTAAAACCGAATAAAAAAGTAGGGGATTCCACATCCCCTTTTTTATGTTTTGTGTGTAAATATAGATGTAGGAGGACGTGGTTTCTAGAACCCCTTCTACGCAAACGGATGCCTTCGGGGTCCACACAATCTAATCTCGCTTTAAAAGGAGAAGTACAATGGGAAACCTCACAAGATACGGTGCTGCGGATCTGCCTGCGCTTATGGAGCGCATAAATAAGAATAGCATTGGTATGGATGAATAC